ATATTATTTATATATTTGTCTAAACAAAAACCAATTTATTATGAAACATTTATTTAAATCGTTGGCTCAGTTCCAACAAGAAGTGCCTGTAATCCACAAAGCAACGCAAGGCTATGGATATTCTTATTCGGATTTACCGAAGATTTTTAGTGTAATCAATCCATTGCTAAAAAAACACGGATTAGGATTCACTCAGTTAATTAACGAAGGGGATGTATTAACAATTCTCTTCCACGTAGAATCAGGAGAGCAGATACAAAGCTCCACAAACATTCCGCAAAACGTACAACTCAAAGGAATGAATGACTTCCAAGTTCTAGGTTCTGCAATCACTTACATTCGTCGCTATGCTATCAGCTCAATGTTAGGATTAGTAACTGACAAAGATACTGATGCAGGAGGAGAGCAAGTAAAAAACGAACCAAAGAAACAAACGCTAGACGCTAAGAGATTCCAAGATGCAGTCAAAGCAGTAACGGAAGGAAAGATAACACGTGAGTCTTTAGAAAGCAAGTTCACGTTAACAGAAGGTCAAATCGATATATTGAACGCACTATGAAAGTTAGATGCTCTGCTATAGGAAAAATTATGAGTAGTCCTCGCAATAAATCGGAGGTGCTTTCACAGACTGCAAAGACTTACATTCACGAAATGGTGCTGCAGGATAAATACGGAATCCGTAAAGAGTTTAGCTCACGTTACACAGACAAAGGAAACGAAGTTGAGAACGAATCAATCAACTTAGTCAACGAAGTGCTTGACGTTGGATTCATTTACAAAAATGAGGAGCATTACGAAAATGAATGGATTACAGGAACTCCGGACGTAAACACGGAGCAAGTATTGTTAGACGTTAAAAGCTCTTGGGATGGTTCTACGTTTCCATTCTTTGAAACTGAAATTCCAACTAAGGACTATTACTACCAATTGCAAGGTTATATGTGGCTTACAGGAAAACAGGAGTCAATGCTTTGTTATTGCTTAGTTGATACTCCTGAGTTAATGGTTGAAGACGAAATAAGAAGAACTCACTGGAAACTTAATCTAATGGAAGAAAGTTTAGAACTGCGAGACGAAATCCAGAAGAAACATATCTTTAGCCACATACCTAAGAACAGACGAGTCAAAGTATTCTACGTACAGAAAGACGAAGCAGTTATAGAACGAATCAAAGAACAGGTAGAGCTTTGCAGAGAGTATTACAACACCTTAATAAATTTCCTATGAATCAATTAATCGAAGACCAAATAGTAATACGCGTTCTAAGCCGATTTGCCGAACGAAGTCAAGTAGGAATAGCTAAGTACAAGACAACGCTTGAAAGAACTGATTTAAGCACGTTAGAATGGCTTACACACGCACAAGAAGAAGCTATGGACTTTGTGCTTTACTTGGAACGACTGAAAGACGAATACAGAGGTGGCTTATTAACTAAAATGGTAAAGCAATCGGAACAAGATGGATTGTATCAAGACAAATTAAAACGAACAATGCCTAAATAAACACGGATGAAAATAACAATCGAACAATACGAACATAAGATTATTCACGAAGTACCTCACAACGATGTAACTCTAGACGAAGCTTTACAAATGATTGAAGGACTTTTAAAAGCTACTGGATATTCTTTCAGTGGGAATCTTGAGATAGTGGATGAGTGGGTTGATAATGATGAAACCTTTAAAGGATAAGTGGCAATTTTTACCACATAAACTAAATAGAAATGATAACTAAACAACAAGAACAATGAAGATAATTAGCCTTTACCCAAGCAATGATGTTTACCAAGTAGTAAGTGAAGATGAAAGAATAGTTTACTTTCAAGGTAGTGAAGAAGATTGTGAGAAATATAGAATGAAAAGACTTTTTAACTTTTAAATCAAAATAATCATATTGTTGGAGTCAACAAAATGATAACTAAACAACAAGAACAATGAAGATAGACGTTGATGAGTTCAACCGAAAGGCAGAACATATTATTGAAACAGTTGTCAAACCACAAGTAGCAAAATACGAATTAAGTAAACAATTAAATAAACATAAAATGGAAAACAAGTTAAACACGGGAGCAATCTTCAAAAACACGAACAAGAAAGCGGATAACCACCCCGACTACAAAGGAAAGGTAAACGTAAATGGTAAAGAAATGGAAGTTGCGTTATGGGTTAAGCAAGGTAAAGCAGGATCATTCTTTTCTGCAGCATTCTCAGAGCCTTACGTTGCACCTGAGACAATGGAAAGAAGACCAGTAAGTGATGCAATGGATGATTCCGACTTACCGTTCTAATGTACGTTGACGAGGGAGGATTGCGAAAGCAATTAGAGATTTTGCTTCGTACCAAAACACGAAACCAAATTGTGCAAGAGATAAAGTCAAACACAGGAAGATTCCACCAATACCAAATTGACAAGTTCCTGCAGGGAAAAGACGTTACATTATGTACAGTAGTCAAGCTAGACAATTACGTCAGCAGAGAAATCTACTTAAACGATTTAGAGCCACTTTAACAGGTGGCTTTTTTATTGTTGAAAACTTTTTGGCAACGTGATTAGATTTTCATCGTAAGTTTGATTAGAATTTAATCAATGGACAAGCTCACATTATTAACTAAGCATCACAAAGATTGGGTCAAGGTAGTCAATAGCTTTGGTGAATACTTTTTTGCTGATGATATCGTGCAAGAAACATATTTAAAGATTCTTCGTTTAAATCATATAGACAAGATAGTTACTACAACGATTAACAGGAGTATGATGTGGTTAGTATTGAGAAGCGTTCACATTGACCATTTAAGACTACAGAAACACGATAAGGTAAGTTTAGATTTAATTTATAGTTTAAGCAGCGAGGACTCAATAGAAAGCCAACAAGCAATAAACAGAATAGACGAACTGATCGAAGCAGAAACAAAGAAGTGGCATCACTACGATAAAATGTTATTTGATTTGTACAGAAAAACGGAGCTATCAATGCGAGAAATAGCAGAAGCAACGAATATACACTACACATCTATCTTCCATACATTAAAACGATGCAAGAAAAGACTACAGGAAGCAGTAGGAGATGACTATCAGGACTATTTAAATAAAGATTTTGAACTAATAAAATAAATATGATATTTAAAAATATATTTGAAATTTTAGAAGCTGAGTTAGAAAGACGAGTTGAAAGATCCAAAGATAATTACAGACTTTTTTGTGACCAGGAGAAAATTAACAAAAAGCTCAGAGCAGAAAACGAAATACTGAGAAATGACTTAGCAGAATTAAGTAAAGAATACTTTAAAAAATAAACAATGGAAAAACGAACAACAAAAAAGAAAGCAGAAGGTCTAGGTGATACTGTTGAGAATGTATTAGAAGCTACAGGAGTGGCTAAAGTTGCAAAATGGATAATGGGTGATGATTGCAATTGCGAAGCGCGTAAAGAGAAACTCAACGCATTGTTTCCTTACAGAACTCCCAAGTGCCTAACAGAAGACGAACACACTTATTTAACAGAATCACAGGTATTAAACAAGCAAACATTAAAGCCTAGTGAGCAAGATGCAATCTTAAAGATTTACAATCGTATCTTTGGAATCAGCAGAGAACCTACTTCTTGTGCTACTTGCTGGTTAGAGATTATCGATAAAATGCAAAAGGTATTTAACGAATACGCTGAGTAATGAAATACTATCTTATCGACCACGGAAAAGAAATGATTGCAGAAGCAAACGTTCTAACTGACCATCTAACAAAGCAAGGACATCACTACGTTGTTTACTTGACAAATGCTGATGGATTAATGTGTGTTGAAGAGATAGACGAGAATGAATTTTTAGATCACTTTAAAAAGAACAATGCAGGTAAATAAAGTAAAGATTAGCGAGGTAAAGACGAATCCAAAGAATCCACGTTTTATAAAAGACGATAAGTTCCGTAAATTAGTCAAGTCAATAGAAGAGTTCCCTCAGATGCTTGAGTTACGTCCAATAGTAGTTGACGAAAACAATATAGTACTGGGAGGAAATATGCGTTTAAAAGCGTGTAAAGAAGCAGGACTTAAAGAAGTGTTTATTGTCAAGGCAGAGAATCTTACCGAGGAACAGAAAGACGAATTTATAGTAAAAGATAACGTAGGCTTTGGAGAATGGGATTGGGATATGTTAGCTAATGAATGGGACGTAGAAAAGATACAGGATTGGGGATTAGATTTACCTGTTGATTTAAGCGTAACAGAACTCGAAGCTGAGGAGGACGACTACAGCGTTCCTGAAGGTGGAATAGAAACCGATATTGTTTTAGGAGACTTATTTGAAATAGGCGAACACCGTTTACTTTGTGGAGATAGTACGTGCAGTGATACCGTTGCTAAGTTAATGAACGGAGAGAAGGCAGATATGTGTCATACCGACCCTCCTTATAATATTGATTATGAAGGTGGAAGTAAAAAAAGAGAGAAGATTGCTAATGATAAATTAGAAGACTTTCCTCAATTTTTATATGATGTTTACACAACAATATCAACTGCATTAAAAAAAGGAGGAGCAATATATGTTTGGCACGCCTCATCGGAAACTCATAATTTTATTCAACAATTTTTAAACGCAGGATTTTTATTTAAGTCTTATATTGTATGGAATAAAAACAACTCTACATTTGGAAGGTCAGATTATCATTGGAAACACGAACCTTGCATATATGGTTGGTTAGATGGTGCATCACATAAATGGCACGGTGATAGAAAACAAACCACTGTTTGGGATATTGATAGACCAAGTCGCTCTGAAGAGCATCCTACAATGAAGCCAATACCATTATGTTGTAAGCCATTAGAAAATTCATCAAAGCAAGGCGATATTGTATTAGACGTATTTTTAGGTTCAGGTTCAACAATGGTAGCTGCACACCAACTTAAACGCAAGTGCTACGGAATGGAATTAGACCCGAAGTATTGTCAAGTTATTATAAATAGAATGATTACATTAGACCCAACTTTAAAGGTAAAGAAAAATGGAGAAGATTATACATTGTCAGTTTAACGGAAAAGACGGATACAAGTATGCAAATGATGGTAAATGTTTTACTTATAACAAGAACCAACAATCAAAAAGAAAGGCATACGAAAGAGCAAGTGAGCAGATGATTAAAGCAGAACACTCAAAGGATAAATAATCAACGAGAATACAACAATCAAATGGCAAACAAAGATATACAACCTAGATGGGAGAAAGGCGAAAGCGGAAACCCTGCAGGCAGACCGAAAGGAAGTAAGAATAGAAGCACAATAGCACGTCAATGGCTAGAAGTAAATCAGTCACTAAAGAATCCTTTAACAGGTGAGCAGGAGACAATGTCACAAGAAGATTTAATGACGTTAGCATTGATTAAAAAGGCACGTGAAGGCGATGTAGCAGCGTACAAAGCATTAATGGATTCAGGTTACGGACAACCACTTCAACAAATCGAACAAACAATTTTAGAACAACCTTTATTTCCAGATGTTCACACGGACGACGTCGATAAATAAGATACTCGCTTTAAAAAAACGAATCAAAATAATTCAGGGAGGTACATCTGCAGGAAAGACTTTCGGTATATTACCAATCCTTATTGACAAAGCAATTCGTACAAGTAACTTAGAGATTTCGATAGTTGCAGAATCAATCCCACATTTAAGAAGAGGTGCATTAAAAGACTTTCTTAAAATAATGAAGTGGACTAATCGTTATATAGACGGGCAGTTCAACAAGTCACTTTTAAGATACGAATTTAGAAATGGATCAGTTATTGAATTTTTTAGTGCTGACGATTCATCTAAGTTAAGAGGAGCAAGACGTGACATCCTGTATATCAACGAGTGCAATAATGTAACGTTTGAATCTTACAATGAGCTTTCTATTCGTACAAAGAGAGAAGTTTTTTTAGACTTTAACCCTGCGAATGAGTTCTGGGTACACAAGGAACTAAAAGACGAATCAGATAGCGACTTTATAATCTTAACCTACAAGGACAACGAAGCGTTAGATGAAGCAATAGTCAGCCAAATAGAAAAGAATAGAGACAAGGCATCTACAAGTTCATATTGGGCTAATTGGTGGCGTGTATATGGATTAGGACAGATTGGTAGTTTAGAAGGAGTGATCTTTGACAATTGGAAGATGATCGATAACATTCCAAGCGAAGCAAAGTTGATAGGAATAGGATTAGACTTTGGATACACGAATGATCCTACTTCTGCAATAGAGATCTATAACTACAACGGAAAGAGAATAATCAATGAGATTTGCTATAGAACAGGAATGGTCAACTCAGACATTGCTAAGATCCTGCCTAGTCACGTTACTATTTATGCTGATAGCTCAGAACCTAAATCAATAGAGGAGATTCGTAGATTCGGAAAGATGATTAAAGGCGTAACCAAAGGAGTAGATTCAATCAAGTTCGGGATAGATGTAATGCAAAGACAGGAATACTTAGTTACAAGTTCCAGTACAAACCTAATCAAAGAACTTAGAAGCTATTGTTGGAGCGTAAAGAAAGACGGAGAGAAAACGAACGTACCTATTGACCATTACAATCACGCCATTGACGCATTAAGATATCACGAGATGGAAACACTAGGTTTAAAAAAGAACTATGGACAATACAACATCAGATGATTTACCAATGATGAAAAGAGTAGTTGAGGACTACATCTATCAGCGTACAGGAAAACGGATTACAATAGTATTCGATGATGTTATGATGATACGTAGACACTTCCAAATGTTGACTGCAGCTTACGACATTATCCTAGTGCAACAAAACAAAAATTAAATCGTTTTAAAATTATGAAGTTAGAAATTAACGTACCTTCAAGCCTAAGTGAAATTCCACTTAAACATTACCAAGACTTCCTAAAAGTTCAGGCAGATTCCAACGATGAGGAATTTGTCGCTCAGAAGATGATTGAAATCTTTTGTGGCATAACTCTCAAGGACGTAGTTAAAATGAAGCTAACGAGCTTAAATGAGCTAATAGCGCACTTCACACAGTTGTTTTCTGAGAAACCTAAGTTTAAAAACAGGTTTAAAATTACATCAGAAGAAGGAGAGATTGAATTTGGATTCATTCCAGAATTAGAGCAGATCAGTTTTGGAGAATACGTTGATCTTGAATCGCATCTTACGAATTGGGATAGCTACCACAAAGCAATGGCAGTTATGTATCGTCCGATTATCAAAACACGAAAGGATAAATACGATGTTTTACCCTATGAGCCAAACAAAGACTTTCAGGAGTTAATGAAGTTTGCACCTCTGGACATAGTTATAGCAAGTAGTGTTTTTTTTTGGAGTTTAGGAAGCGAGTTACTAACGGCTACCCTGAGTTATTTGGAGAACGAGATGAAGAAGAACACGAAGCTTACAACGACTTTTCAGAAACAACTCAATTTGCAAAACGATGGGGATGGTATCAATCAATATATGCAATCGCTCAAGGAGACATTACAAGATTCGATGAAGTTACCAATTACAAACTTACTAAATGTCTCACCTATCTCGTCTTTGAAAAGCAAAAAACAGACATTGAAAGAAGACAATTTGAACGCAATTTAAAACGATGACAGGATTCTACGACATACTAGACAAACTTAAGTGGCACTTTGATAACGATGAGATTGTAAACTCAGTTACTCAAGGCGACATCTTTCAGGTTGACTTAA